GCCGAGGGTCGGTCGGCCAGCCCGAGGAATCGACCTCGTCGTGGTGGCCTCGGCGTTCCTCTCGCTGCTTCGTGCGATTGTGGCACTCGGTGCAGAGTGATTGGAAAGGACCGTGCCAGAAGCGGTCTGGGTCGCCCTTGTGAGGCGTGACGTGGTCGCAGACTGTGGCGATGGTGATGCGGCCCTTGGCCTTGCAGGATCGGCACACAGGCTCGGAGCGAAGGTGCGAGGCGCGAAGGCGTTGCCACCTACTGAGCGAGTACCAGGCTCGCCACGCTTCCGCTTCGGCGCTGCGCTGGTCTCGACGGGTCATGGTCTGGCCCTGAAACGCAAAACGCCCCGCATGTTCTGCGAGGCGCAATGCGCTTGATTAGAAATGCCTGTCAGATTCGTCAGAAACTGTCAAGCCGCCAGCCTCCGGCCCATCCGATAAGCCACAAGCAGGCGAAGCCCTTGCACGAGGTCGAGCCATTGCTCGTAGGTGTCGTGCCGGCGCTCTTGAACGATGACGTGCTCAAGGGCGGCCAGTTGGCGCGAGCGGCCGACGAAGGCGATGACCTTGTCGTATTGCTCAATTGCCCGGCGCTTGGCCTTCTGCGTCTCGGGCGTTTCCTGCGAGTTGGACTGGCCGCCGACGCTGTTCATGTCCTGCGCCCTGCAATGGCGCCCGGGCAGGGAAAGCGCCGCATCAGCGGAGGCGCGGAGGTCAGCGAACCACTGGCCGGCCTCGTGCTCCTGGGTCGTGATCTCGTGAGCGAGGAAGTAAAGCCCGAGCGGCGTTTCGAGCTTCGGGTCGTGCTGCTTGCGCTCAAGCACGTCGCGCTGGCGCTGCCAATACTGGACACGATCGGAACGGGACGGGCGCCCGTTCGGCTCGCGAAGTCCTGACTTCCGGGGTCTCGGCATACGGGCCTCGTGGTGCGAGGTCCGCAGGTAGGGCGTGTGGCGAGGTGGAATGTCTCTGATTTGGGCGGGCTGCGTCAATGCGGGCGGGAGGACGTCCACATGGGTTGCGCCCCTCGCGTGCGTGCAGGTGCACGAGGCTAGCCCCATCCGAAGCGTTCGCGCCCCATCGGGCAGTCGGGCTTGCGGCATACGTCCCGACCGCACGGGCAGAATTGCGATTGCTGCCCCGTTTTGCCACCGCCAGCGGCCGGCGAGGGGTCGGATGGTGCGACGGTAGCGGCGCGAACCTCCAAGGCCGCCACACGGGCCTGCAAATCGGAAACGGCGCGCGCGAGTTCGTCGTGGGTCATGCTGCCACCCGATGCTTCTGGCAGAAGGTCGCGAGAACCTTCTCAATCGTGGGGTCGGCGAAGTCGATGTCGCGCTCGTGGCACCATCGTCGGAAGGCCGACGCAACGATGTCCACGTCCCGCCCTGGTTGGTGCTTTCGGATGACGGCGGTGATCCAGTCCGTGTAGGCCACCGACCCGTCGCTTGGGAAAACCCTTTTCAAAGGCATGAGCGCGCGCACTTGCGCGCGTCTTCCTTCCTTTTCTGTATCTGTTTCTTCTCTCCTCTCCTCTGGGGCGTTTCGTTGCGTTTCATCGCGTTTCACTGGTGTTTCATCGCGTTTCTGACGTTCCCGAAACGCCCGCACTCGATCGGTCGAGGCGTCCTCCCGTGACGGCTGGCGCTCATGCCACGATGCAAACTTGTCGTCGGCGAGGATGCCCTTCTCGTGCAATGCCGCAATGATGCGCAGCACCTCGTCGGGCTCATATCCAAGCGCGTCGGCGATCACCTCGGCGTCATAGCCGGCGATACTGCCGCGCTCCTTAGCCTGCGATGCGCGGTCCAAAAGCAGCCACGCAACGGCTGTCACGTCGCCGGGCCGGACGCCCGCGCGCCGCGCCACCGTGCGCCATTTCGGGTCTGTCGGGGCGCCGTGCCAAGAGCGGAACCAGTCGGTCATGCTGCCCCCTCGGCCAGTGCGGCCTTGATCCTGTCTTCGTTGTCGTGAAGCCACCGGAGCGTGCGCAACGCGGCCTCAAGCTCTTCAAGAGCTAGTCGCTTCATCTCGATGTCCTCGGAAGGCCAACGCATCGAGGGAGCGGAAACGATATCAAGCCGATTCCGCTCGCCCATGATCTGCAACTCGATGCGGTTGACTTGCCGCAACAGCGAGATCGTCACGCAGCCGGTTCCATGCACTCGAACAGGCCAGCGCCGCCGGTGTCCTCCGCCATCTTGAGGTTCTTCACGGCCTGCCGGAAATAGGACGCCTTCAACTCCGTGCCGATGAAGCGGCGCCCGGCGCGCAGCGCGCCCCATCCCTCGGAGCCGATGCCGAGGAACGGCGATAGAACCACGTCGTTTTTGTTGCTCCACAGCCTGATGGCGCGGTCGATCACGTCCAGTTGCAGCGGGCACAGATGCTTTTCGTCCTGCGCCTCTCGACCAGGGCGCACGTTCAGGACGTTCGTCTGGTTGATGTCCATCCAGACCGGCGAGGCCCATCGCTGCCACTGCTCAACGGGGAATAGCCGCGAATCCTGCCCGACAGGCTCGCACTCGCTTTCGTCGTCCGGCGTCTTACGGAAGATCAGCAGATAATCAGGGAGGCCCTGGCGCGAGCGCGTGCTATCCTTCTGCAACTGCTTGTAGAGCAGCCCGAGCGCCTTCGTGCGGGTCATCTCGACGACAGGATCTTTCCAGATCGTCACGCGGCTATGGTAGGTCCAGCCGGCGGCCTCGTGCGCCCGAATGATATCGCCTGGCATGTCGTAGATGCCCACATGTCCGTGCATCGACTTCGTCCGCGGCATGTCGGGGCAATGCACGGCGGTGATGCGGCCCGGCTTGTGGACGCGGTGAAGCTCGCGCAGCAGGTAGCCGTATTGCTCGAAGAACTCGCTATCCGACCGGACGTTGCCCATGTCGCGCTCGCTGTCCGAATAGATGAACAGATGCGAGAACGGCGGCGAGTAGATGGAGAACCCGACCGATGCGTCCGGCATCGTCGCGACGAACTCCACGCAATCTGCGTTGTATGCGGCGAACTTCTCGCCGATGTGCTCAGCCAGAACGTGCGTCATGCTGCAATCCACGCCGGGAGCGTGGCCTTCCGTTGAGGTTGATAGGAAACGCGGACGGTGCGGGCCTTGGACGCCTCGCGCATGGCCTTCGACATGGCGTCCTTCATGACGCCGTGGTCCTCGGCCTTGCGGGTCACTGCGTCGAAGATGGCGCGCTCGGTGTCGGCGCAGGCGATGTGGACATGCACCGGACGCTTCTGGCCGAAGCGCCAGGACCGGCGCACGGCCTGATAAAACTGCTCATAGGAGAACGAGAGCCCGATGAAGGCTTGCCGGGCGCAGTGCTGCCAGTTGAGGCCGAAACCGGCGATGCTGGCCTTGGTGATGATGATGCGGGCGCGGCCGTCCGAGAACGCCGTGAGCTTCGCCTCTTTCTCGTCCGGCGATTGCTGGCCGCGCACCTCAACCGTCTCGCTCGCCGGCATCCGCGCCAGAAGCGCGTCGGCCTCGTCGTTCGTCTCGCACCAGATGATCCATGGCTCGCCGGGCTCGCGCGCGACGATCTCCGCGATCTTGTCCGCGCGAAGTTCCATCGTCATCCGCTTCTCGCGGTGGATGCTGGTCGCGCTCGTCTCGGGGATGCGGAAGAGCCGGGCTTGACCGTCCTTCTCCGCTCCGGTGTCCTGCGACGTGTCGGCGCGCACCTCGTGCTTCGTCGTCACGAGTTCCGGCAGGACGAACCCGTCATCGCTCATGCCGAGGTCGGACGGCTTGGACACGCACCGCGCCCAAGACGCGACCCACTGCCAGAAGTCGTCTCGGGCGTGGCCCTTGATGCGCCAGGTGCCGGTGTCGGCGCTGTCGTGGATGAACCATACCGGCAGCATTTCCTCGCGCCGCATGATGCCGAGGAACTCGCTATGCGTGCCTAGCTCCGTGTGATCGTTTGGCGCTGGCGTGGCAGTGCAGGCAAGCCGGTAGTCGGTGCGCAAGAACGCCGAAGTGAGCGCGCGCGTCGTCTGGCCGGTAAAGCTCTTGAGGATCGATGATTCATCTAGGATGACGCCGCCGAAGTCGGCAGGGTCGATCCGGTCGAGCCGATCGTAGTTGACGACGTGGATGCGCTTGGCGTCCGGCGCACCGCCTCGGCTCACAACCGCGTCGATGCCAAGCCGCCCGGCCTCGCGGACGTGCTGGTGCCCGACCGCCAGCGGCGCCAGCATCAGCACCGGCCGGTTCGTGTGCTCGACGATCCGCTGGCCCCATTCGAGCGCCATGGCCGTCTTGCCAAGTCCGGTATCGTAGAACAGCGCCGCGCAGCCGCCACGCAGTGCAAACTCAATGCCGTGCCGCTGGTGCGGAAACAGCGACGGCGACAGGTCGCGCCACTTGTCGATGCCGCGCGCCTGGAACGCTATGCGCTTGCTCGCGATCATGTCGCGATAGCCTGAAAGGTCGTTCATGCTGGAACCTCATGAATCTGCGATTTGACGAACCGCACGGCCTCCACCGCGTCGCGGCAGACGGCGACGGGATGGTTGAGGTCGGTGAGGATGTGGATCACCTCGGTCTGACGCGCCGAGAGCGTGCCTGTCGAGGTCTTCACCTCGATCCAGCAGCACCGCCCGCCGGGCAGCGCGACAACGAGGTCCGGCATCCCGGCGAGCGTGCCGGTGCCCTTGAGCTTCGCGGCCTCGACCGGATGGCGAGAGCCGCCGTTCGGCACCGCCGCCACCAGCAGCCGAGGGAAGGCGATGCGGAGCGCCTGGACGATCGCGGCTTGCGTCTCGTCCTCGGTCGCGTTCCAGAGATAGGCCGCGCGGCGGGTCACATCCCGCACTCCGGCGGCACCGGCATCAGGCCGGCGTCAATCTTGGCCTGCACCTTCCGGATCGAGTGGAGAATCGTAGTGTGGTCTCGGTCTCCGAAGTGCCGGCCAAGTCGCGGCAGGCTCCACCCGGTCGCCTTCGACGCCCGATAGATCGCCTCCTGGCGCGCACTCACAAGCCGCGCGTTGCGGCTCATGCCGTGAAGGTCCGCGCGAGAAAGCCCCTCGCGTGCCATGATCTCGTTTTCGATGTCGCGAATGGCCTGCTTCGGCCCCTTCGGGACCGCGACGTGCATGAGCACGGCATCCGGGCTCACGGTGAAGTCGCGCCAAGGCACGACAACCGCCAGCCCGATCGCAACCGCGGGAGGCGTCGGCCCGATCGGCATCGGATAGATCAGGCTGGCCGCGTAGTCCCGCCTGCCCATCGTCGCAGCCACGCGCGCCGCCGCCCGCGCCTTCGGCCCGCCCAAAAGCCTCTTGCGGACCGCGATGTAATGGGCTCGCAAGTCCGATGCCGTCACGCAACCATCAGGGATCGCCTGCATCACAGGTCACCCAAGGTGGAGAGGTAAAGCTGGACGATGGCGTCGTGCGCCTCGCGGTCGCTGCGATCCTTGGCGCGGTACGCGACGACCGCCTTGATGGCCTTTTTGTCGAAGCCGGCCGACGCGGCCTCTTGGATCACGTCCCGAATGTCATCGCCAAGAGCCTTGCGCTCTTCGTGCAGGTTCTCGATCCTGGTCACGTACTGGCGAAGCTGTTCCGCCGCAACGCTGTTGTGCCCCTCATGTGCAGGCGCACGCGAGGGCGCAGGCCCAACCC